CGCAACGCTCTAATCAGTTGGACCTTCAGTTTGCGCTTGTCTTCAGGTTTCTGCAAAGAGTCGTGCTTTGCAAGTGCCTTGTTGACCAGCGACGTAGGAACACTGACAGTAGACTTTGGTCCAACTTTGATATTATGCATCTTTCTGCCAGATGCCTTCGCTGCATCCTGTGCCTTGCGCATTTGCATGAAGATATTTTGATCTGCTGGATCAGCACGACCAGTGTGGGTCTTACCCTTTGCAGTCTTGGTAGTAACCACTGGTTTGGGTGCTGCCTTCTTCTTTGCAGAGTCTTTCTTGAGTTCGTCTTGTGCGCGTTTCTTCAGTGCACGGAACTCTGCGCCACGAGGCATCTTGTCTGGACCACCAACAAGGTCTTGCATCTTCTTGATGAGTTTCTGCGATGCTTCATGAATCTTAACTTCTGGTTTCTTGTCTGGATGCTTACCAAACTCAGAAGTACCTGCTTTCTTACGCTTCTTTGCCATCATAGCAGCATAGTTGGAAGGCACTTTTGCTTCATCTGTCTGCTCGACTTCTTCGATTACAGATTCAGCAACATCACCCTTACCATATGAGTATAGCGTCTTGAGATAGTCGTTTGCTTTGGTGAGTTTGTTCTGAAACCACTCCTCCATATCGCCTTCTTTCTTGACACGAGACTCAATTCCGTCAAGGAAGTGACGCATAGCAGCAATCTGTTTTACTGCCATATTTGTTTCTTCTGCCCCGCCAGTATCAGCAGGATCTACTGCTTCTTTAGCATATATCCCAGTCTTCTTCTTAGGACTGCCATACTTCTTATCAAGTGCTCTAAAGATATCTGCTTTTGAAGATGGTTTGTTGGACTTCTTGGCAACACCAACCGAAGGTTTGTCTTGCTCAGGGTGACCGCGACCATACATCTTATTTGCCGCATGACTTAGGGCAGAAGCAGCGCGGGGGTTGTATGCTTCACCAAGTTTAGCACGATGTGCCTCATAATCTTTGCTAGAAACAAAATTCTTGTAATGAGGGACCTTATGCTTCTTGCCGTCCATATGATAGGTAATATGGTTGTTGTCTTGACTAATCTTTTTTCCGCCTGCTTTTTCAATTTCTTTACGCACCGTACCAGTTGCAACAGCACCTTCAGAAACAGACTCTTTTTTAGTGCCACGCTTGGCATCAAGATAAGCAGCGATTGCCATCTCTTTACGTTTCTCAGCAGACTTGCCTTGAAACTGAGGGGCATCAGACTTTTGAAAATCGTCGATGTATTTCTTAATACCCTGAGAAGGATCTAACTTTTCGTTTTGCACATCTTTGTGAACGGGAACCATGCGAACTTTAGTCTTGCCTGTTTCTGGGTCGACATAGTTTTGAGGTTTCTTTGCAGCTGCATTCGTACGATTGCTAGTATCGGTCTGCTGCTCGTCATCCTTCAAGATGCTCTTCTTATGCTTGACCTCTCCCTTTTTCATTGCCTTTTTCCTATCTGTATGCGTAGCAGGTTTGTTATATTTATTTAGGTTTTTTGCCACAGGGTTTGATTTGTCTCTTTTCATTTTGCGTACCAAGTTCTCACCACGCCTTACATGACCAATATCTTGCTTTGGTCTTTGGTCCAGGATTGTCGCAATTGTGACGCGCACGGAAAGACTTACGTCGAGCAGGAATACTCTTTTTTATCTTCATATTCTTGTCACCGAAGTTTACTTTCTTCACATTACCAGTTTGTGGATCTTTTACATAGACCTTAGACTTCTTCACGTCTCCCGCCATTGGTTTGTTCAGGGTTACTTCCCTGCCCTGATACTCTGCCTCAGAAAACTGCTTAAACCTTTTCATTTTCTTTTTCCCCTCTCCAGGAGTCAATTCTTTTGCGTGCTTGGTAGAAGCATCTGTTCCCCACTCATGTTTTTGCGGAGAATACTTACTCACGCGAGATCCTTATCGTGGTTTAGACCACCTTTCTTTTTCTTGACAATAAACGCATTGACGCGAGCATGACCCCACTGCTGTGGTGTAGTTCCAGGACGATGACCTCCCTTCCATGCAGCAACGCCACGATTGTAAACCTTACGCAAAGTTCCGACAGAAATACCTGACTTATCTGCTTTTTTTGCCAGAGAAGATCCAGCGTCCTCTTCTAAGTAGTTTTTAAACTTTAACATTGGTCGCCTTATTCTTTGCTCTTGTATCTTTGAGTCTTGCTCGGTCTAGCATACGGTCGTGTTTCAATTTATCCGTTTGCTTTTCCTTTTTGATCTTTTCTTTAGCAGCATCGAAAGCAGCAGTTTCTTCACCATACATCTTCTTAAATGCCTTCGTATATTTTGAAGGTCTGGTCTTTGCTTTTGCGTCTCCAGGAGCAGGTTTGTATGCGCTTGGATTGCTATCGCTTTTCTTCGCGTTTTTCTGAAAGTGCGCGTCGCGACGGTTTTTCATCGCCTTAGAGAGACCCTTGTGATACTTTGCAGGTTGGGAACCCTTACGGTCTTTGATGTCAGAGTCTTGCCTAACCTTAGTGTTGTCCTCTTCTGGCACACAGTTAGGGACCATTTTACCACCTTTAGGTTTCATACCCTTTTGGGTATAACCTTGCCAGCATGCTTCGTCAAGTTTTTCGACAGCATCTAACCATTTACGAACGCTTTTATTTTCGCCGAGTTGGACAACAACATAGTTACTACCCAAGTGAGTTATTACACCAACCTCTTCAGATTCTTTTACAACAACGGTGTCTCCTAGATCAAACAGTTCACCTTTGACAAACTTCTCGCGAGTTTCAGAAACCGTTTCAAGTTCTACATGACGTTTAAACTCTGATTCTTCTTTTATACCCATGCCAGAGCGAACGTCAAGGAACAACTTCTTAGAATCTTTATTATTCAAAGATGAACCAAGACCCTGAGAAAAATTGGCAAAGTCGTTACTTGCGGCATACCCTCTAAGTTTAGAAGCAGACATACCCTCAACGCCTTCGGCATCTGGGTCGCGCTCGCCAGCAGAAGCAACGGAGATAGACTTGAAGTTGTAGAATCCGTGATTGCCCTTTTTACCGTTGTACTTGTTGAGAAGAGTTTCAAATTCTCTAACTCGGTCTGATCCAACAACCATTACAATGCTTTTGAATCCCTGTTCAAACAGATACGAAGCAGCATCAAAGGCAGTTCGCACCTTCTTGTTTATCAACACGCTGCGAGCATGACGCGGAAACATTTTCCTCACATGCTTTACTTTTGCTGTATAGTTTAGAGGATTCTTTTTAGCATCTTGAGATTGAGACAAAAACACATAGTATGGGTTCTTGCCCGACTTCTTGGAAAGATTGTCTAAAAGTTTTTCATGACCAACGGTTGGGGGGTTCATTCTCCCAAACGTGAAATACGCAACCTTGTCTTCTTCGACTAGATAATTTTTGAAAGAATTAATCATTCTTTATTTGCCTTACTCGCCTTTCTTTCTCTATCTTTTTTACGAACAACAGGAATCAGTTTTCGAGCGAGTCTGTCTATTCGAGGTTTCATTTTATCTAGTCGCTTTTCTAACTCAGTTCTTTTCTGAAAAGATAGGTCGTCTTTGCTAACACCCCTAGTGAGTTTTTTCAGGAGTTGTAACCTTGCTTGACGTTTAGCACGTTTCTTTACAACCGACATGTCTGGCGTTTTTCTAAGTGCACGCTGCCTTCCCAACTTAATACGGGACTTCATTTTTCTCATTCGAATAGACGCTTTTATACGCTGTGCGTGCGACAATGCTTCTTCAACCTTTTCACCTTCAGGTTGATAAGAAGCATACTCTGCGTTAGAACCAGCACCTTGCTGCTTGTGACGTTTTTTGGATTGGTAACTGATGTAGTCCCCAGTACCTGGAAGGTAATCAACTACCAGAAAGTCTTTGAACGATAGTGGTTTCTTTGCCACAACTATTTCCTTGTAGGTTTATCCCATCCTTTAAGTATATCGGGCGAAAAGTTGTTATAGGAAAACTCCATCCTATCAACTAGTTTCACCGCATCACCACCAATGGTATCTATGGCAACAAAACCTTCTTGTCCTGTTACCTTGTACCCTTTTCTAGTTTTTACGAACGTGTCTATATTCGACAAGTCGTTGAGTTTATTTATAAGAATTATTTTTGCTAATACTATATTGCGTTGCAATTCAAACATCGCTATAAGAGCAGCGGTGTTCTTCTTTGAGAAGAAAGACATAAGTGCGTCCCTCTTCTGTTTCTGTGCTGCCTTTCCCTTTTCGCTTTTGCGAGCATCTATAACCTTTTGATACTTGTCCGTCAACCAACGCTGTAGTCCAATTACGTGGCGACGAGAATCTGGTATGATACTCCCAGCACGAACAAAAGTGTTGTTATATTGCTCGATCAATTGCGGTAGTTCTGGGTGTGTTTCTAATTGTCGGAGGACCGAACCAGATATCTTCTGAAAAAGCGAACCAGCATTAGAAAGATACTCATTCACGAGAGCAGTCTGTTTTGTAGATAGCGTTGCCGCCGAGACGTTTCGTAACATTGCATCCTGAGACCAAACCTTGCTAACCTTCTTCAATTTGCTGACATCCACTCCGTACGATGCTTTCATCGATTCGAACGAACTGCCCTTGTAAGTGGTATGCCATACAATGCCGATGCGTGCTCGGCGAATCTGTTTCGCTGCTTCACTGCCAGAAGGAATAGCATAAACAATCGTGTTAGGATGGAAAGTAACATACTTTTCACCTCCTATGTTTTTGTTTTGGATATCTCCTGGACCAAACAGGAAGTCTCCTTGAATGACACCTTTAATACCAAGTGCTGGTAATTCTTCGAGTGCCGCATTGAGTTTTACGTTTAGATCACCAGAAGTATCAGCATCAACATCTGCTTTAGTCTTATACACCTTTGGGTTCTTGTTAAAAATACCTTTCTTGGCAACAAAGAACTCGCCGTCTCTTGGGTCGATGCCAGCAAAGATCGCAGGAGCACCGTCCCACTTCACAGAAATATCTCCCTTATGCTTTCCTTGAAGCATGTCGCGAAGAGCACGTAAAGCATTGATTGCTTGGCGAGTTCCATCAACTCCACCATAGAGGACTTTATCCTCTATGTGAGTCATGTGAGTGTTCTTCTGCTCAGAGAGAAATTGTTGTGTCAAAAAAGAATCCATTAGTTATTGTCCACCAATATCAAATCAAAGATTGCACCGTTACCACAGGTGCCGCCTGTTACAACATCTACTCTCAGATCAGTCTTTTCAGCAAATACTAGAGGCACAGGATAATCATAGTCTACTGAGTTACCACCTTGTGTGCCCCACTGCCCCTTCAGATTGAAACCGTTTCCAAATGGTCTTGCAAACAACTTAAACTTTACTGGAGCATTTGACTTGTCCATGCTTCCCTGAAACTTCAACAGGTATCCAGTCTTGCCAGCAGGGATCGTGTAGACTGCCATAAGAGTCTGCCCGTTTCCAGTAAGAATCTTTGCTGCTAGATTACCGCCTTGATTAATTGTAACATCACCAGCATTGCTCACACTAGTCATACGTGCACGAAAGATACGAGAAAACGTCACCGCACCAGTCGAACCGATATTGACATTTTCTGTAACTTGGTTATAGTCCCCATCAAGTCCTTGAATCTCTACTTCTGCTCCTGTATCCCCACCAGCAGTAGAAGTCATCGTTACAACTCCAGCAGCAGGATAAGGATAGATCGCAGTGGTGTTGTTTGCATCCCAAACTGTGGCAGTTCCGTTCTGATCTGTGCCAGTATAACCGAACTTGTTGATATGAGAATAACCGTCTACTTCGCCAGCAGCAATAGGGATATTAGATGCTGATCCAAAAGAGTTGATGATATTACCATCTTTGTCGGATAACATAACAACTTCATAGATATGACTGTTATTACCGACTAGTCTCTGAAATAGTTTACTGAACTGTGCCATTACATTACCTTTGCATATGGTCCTGAAAGTTGAGACTCGGAAGCAGCATAGTTTACCATACCAGATACAAATTCATTCCTTTGCTTCTTCGTTGCGTTTGCTACAATCGCCATTAATTGCGCGGTTAATATTTTCGAGACGAACCAATTTTGATCCTTCTTCTTAACTTCTTTGTAGAATTCGTACTTATCCATATCAGCAGTATCTTCGCATTGAGTATACCACTCGTAGAATTGATCCATGGTTGCATCGTCTTGCTTCAGCAACTCACGTTGCGGGACGAAGTCAACCTTGAAATACTCTTTGACGAATCCAGCGACTGGACCGCCCGAAACCTTACCCATGTTCGCGTTCTTGCCCTTGAGTTCTCCTTGCCAAGTAGAACCGAACTTACGGAACTGTGCCTTACCGCCATTGAACATAATGTATCCGTCGTTAGATAGGAAAAACCCACGCAGACCAGTGGTGGCACTGACAAACTCGTACTGATTACGCACCGTTGTAATATTGAGTTCTTTAAACTGGACAGTACCGCGCATCTTTTTCAGAGAGATACCAACGATGTCTTTGGACTTGTATGCTTTGAGCATCATCTTGTTAAGGTCGACAAGGGTCTTCGCTTTGGTCAGGTCGATGTTCTTGCCAGTGCTGGAAACGATATACATATCAGCAGGCGACCACTTGTTCAGGTTGGTGAACGGTTTGCCTGCTTCGTTGTTGAGGTCTTTCCAGTGATTCTCCAGCGCAGATACCCACGCCGAACCACGGTGGGCGACATAGTTCTTACCAGAGTTTGGGAACTTCTTCGCGATCATCTCTGCGCCGAGTTTGGAAGATTCAATCCAGTCGTCGGTGATCTTGTCGTTGATGCGCTTCAGTGTATCGGAAACGTCGTAGTTCGCCTTGCACTCGGCGAGGGATTTATGATCGTACTTGCCTGCCTTCTTGTACTTGGCAGCGAGATAGACGCACTGTGCTGATTCGGCGAGTTCGGTAATGTCAGAACCTGCGCCTGAACCACCGCCACCTTTTATCTTACACTCAACGTAGTAACCACCAGCACACTCGGTGCGACCAACAGAGGATTGCCCACCCGATGGATTATACTTTGCACCATATGACTTGAGTTTATCTGCAACGTGACGGAGGACACCTTCTCGGTCTCCCCCTTTCGGCAATTGAACCACAGCAGTCTTTGAAGTCTTGCCATCAGCAAGGTCAGTATAACCGCACTTGTCCAATTGTATCTTTAATTCTTCTCTTGACTTGAACGTAGGCATTACAGATCCTTTTATATGGATCTATTTATACCCAGTCAACTTGTACCATTTGTCAAAGATTGGTTGCTCTACCGCATATGCTTGCTTTTCCCAAGGCATTTCGTTTTCGTTCCTTGGGTCGTAAGACAAGTTCCTTCCTCGCCAACGGGAAACGTATCCGTCGACATCAGACGCTTGGAGTTCTCTTTTCAAGTATTGCTTGGCGTGGACTAGTTCGTGCGCAAGAGTCTTGAGTTTATCCTCTTTAGAAATAGTCATACCCCATTGCCTGCTTGCGATATGAACCTCTGCTTCTCGGTTGTCGCCCCAACAAAGACCGAAACAGTTACCTTCGAGTTGGGGTTTCAAGACGATGGTGACATCTCCACGGAGACGATCAAGACCGATTTCTTTAGCAGCGAAGTGAGCGAACACTCGCATGTACTTCGGCATATTGTTTGAAAATAATAATCTCATTTCTCAGTCCTCACCAAGTTCCCAAAACATCGCCCATTTTGTTTCCTGCCTCGTAGATCTGACGACCAATGGCATTGGTGATCGTAGACTCGACTTCACGTGTGCCTGTTTTGACGGTGTAATCGAAAATACGCTCGACCATATTGGGGTCGCGTTTGTTTCGCATACGATAAGAACGGGGAACGTAGAGAGTCCCGTTGACGACAACGGGTTCCTGAATACTCAGGTCCGTCTCTTCAATGGTCTCATAAGGTTGCCCGTTAAAGACGTGCGTCTCGGCGAGGGAACCAACTGAAAATACTACCAAAAATGCTAATAAAAATGCCTGTTTCATAGTTACAATCTCCTATCCAACAGATATATTATCGCCTAAATGGGGTCCAAACACAACTGTAAAAAACCCTAATAAGATCAATAACTTACGGTTATATGCATTATTTATATAAATAGAAGTGGTGAGGTGATTTAGTTATAAGTATGGATTCGGTCGTTTCACCAGAAGAGGAAAGTTTATGACGGACGAAAGAATATCCGAAGTCGAGACTAAACTTTATACACACGAAGGTAGAATCAAATCTACCGAGCAAAACATTCGTCAGATTACTGATAACATCGACAGGATAGAATCTCATCTTCTCAGGGGTTCTTCAAAACCACTTCCAGTCAGCACCATCGTTTCCATAATTGTGGGGTTCTTGGGTGCCTTTGGAACAACATTTTTTGCCATGACAAATTACGTCGATCTTCAGGTTGATAACCTGAGAGAATCCGACAGAGCAAACGAAGAAAGGATAATAGAAAATCATAGTCATATTAAAGAATTCAATTCAGAAATTCGAGAACGACTTGGTCGCCTCGAAGAAAGATCTAAGTCTCATGAAGAGGACATAAGAGAACTTAGAAAATAAATCTCGTGGGGCAATTCTGCCCCACACTCTTCGGTTACAACCCCATCTATCTGGTGGACGATAGACCAATCAGGACAACCTGCATCGTGCCCTTGTAACCTCACCCTTCCCTCTTCTTAACCTTTTCCCTTTGCTTGAACAGATAATCTTGATGATCTAGATTAATTGGATCCTTGTCAAAAGCATCCATCATCTTACACATGTCTTCATAAAGTTCTTCAGAAATATCGCCATGCGCAGATATAGGATTCGCCGAATAGAATTTGATGCTGCCATCCTCTTCATAATACACTTCATGTATTTGAAACCCACCACCAACAACTGATGGTCTATGACATACCCTGTAATTCCAACTCATATTGGTCTCTTAAATCTATGAACTCTCCGATCCAATCATCACGGTGCTCAATGAACACCTGACACTCTCCTTCCTGAGAGACAACTACCGTAACCAACTGCGTGATTGGTTGCCCTGTCATCTCTTCAAACATTACAGCATAAGCAGATTCCTGCTTAAAGTAATTATATATTCTTGAACGGGTTTTTCGCTTTGCGGAAGTTTTCCAGTCAATCACAGAAAGAATACCGTCGAACTCGGCAATCATGTCAACAGTGCCTGCTGCACGCAGATGATTCGAATACATGAGACCTTCTACCACTCGAATATTGTCAATCCGTTTATCGGCGACTTGCTTCAAAAGAAAGAACATCTCGAGAGCATTGGGCATCACTTTGCCTTCTCCCCTCTCCTTGTTCAGGCAATAATCCTCGATCAGTTGGTGAACTGACGTGCCTCGAGTAGATGCCTGCGTGGATATCTTCTGCGCAGTTTCTTTTCCTACTCTTTTCTGCCATTCAAACAATGCTCGTTTGGTTTTCTTACAAGAACTCAGAATGGTAGTGACGGAAGGGTAGGGAATTGATGCCGTTCCATCCTCCATCACATAGTGGCGTTTGCCCTCTACATTAACACGTTTGATCTTTGGCAAATCTACCAAATTTAAATTGAATGTCTTGTTCATAATACTATCCTGATTTTTGCCCTCTGGTTCCGCGCAGAGTCCATTCAGGATCAACGTGGTGCGTGATAACCTTGTTTCTTTCCAATAAAGGTATGCCGCTCTCAATGTGCCCTGTAAACTTCTCACCATAATAAACCTTCTTGATTCCACTGGCAACGATCATCCTCGCGCACTTAACGCAAGGAGAATGGGTCACAAACATCAATGCACCTTCAGCAGAGCAGTTTGATCTCGCAAGTTTGGCAATTGCGTTTTCTTCAGCGTGCAATACCTCTTCTTTGGTCCACATAATGTTGCCCTGAGCATCGTGCTCTTCGCAACAATTGTCCTCGCCTGGAAGTGTTCCGTTGTATCCAACAGAAATGATCGCGCCAGTTTTTGGATCAACAATAATCGCGCCAACCTTCAACCGTTTCGCCGTAGAGCAATTGGCAAAAGATTCTGCTGTCTCCATATAAGCATTGGTCAGTTTAGTCTTCACTAGTTTCTCCGCATTGTAGCGATATCTTTCATTTGCTGTTCGTCAATAATCGGCACAGCGTTTGACTTGTGCATGGTGCCAATACCTTTCACCAAAGTGCCAGTGTATTGTTTCTTCTCTGGGGCAGCACACACGCCACTGCCTGCGCTGTCAGCAGACTTATACACAACACCTTCATCGCGGCGATACGGTGCAGGACTGGACTGCATCGGAGTAAAAGGTGGGGGTGTATATTTCTTGAACGTTTCACCTTTCGCTTTCTTTTTCTTGATCTTGCGACCAGAGAAATCGTGACGCATTGAACCGTAGACTGGCATTATACCCCCCCTTCCTCGTAAACTATAAGTCCAAAATCTATTTCTACTTCGGTTACTTTATAACCTAGTGCTCTGAGTCTCTTGATCTCGCTTTTAATCGCGGTTAGGGTGTTGTCTACTACTGTAATCATTAGGCGTTCTCCTCAACCAGAACACCTATTATGCCCTAAACTCAGTCAAAAGACAACCCTGAAAAATCCTAATAGAATCAATAACTTACGTGAGGTAGAATGGATATATGTCGAGCATATCGATTATACAAAATAAATCTTCCTTGCATAGTTGTCGACTTTGCACAGTGAGTTCGGTCCCCTTTTCATTAATAGCAAAAGCATCGCCTTGTGTCAACAAACACAGAACTGCTCTGATCGGAGTTTTGTCTCCGGTGAAACTCCAGATGGTTGATCCGTCTTTTTGTTTCCGTTCTTCAATATTGAGTTCGTTTTTCATCTAGAGACTGGTCTTCCAAAGTTAAAAGAAATTGCTATCCTAGACCGCGAATACGGTATTTTCTTTTGAACTGCTATTGAATGTTCTAACCAAGGTGGCCAAACTAAAATGTCTCCAGTTTCTGGTTGGTGTTCATATCGCGTCAAGTTGGGGGGAGCATACGGTTCCGACATCATAATGGTATTCAATGCTGGGTTCCTGAACCTTATTGGGGTTGAATCTGAATCAGCGTATGGGTAATATGTTCCTGCTACTGCTGCGCCAGGATGTTGGTGCAGGCAATGACTTTCTCCTGTGGTGTATACAGAAAACCAGTAGTACACGTCATAGTTTTCAAATTTTTCAACAGGAGCATCTCGCATTCTCAACCATTCCAGTGCCATATGTTTTGCCGCTGATTCAAATTCTTTCCTGAACGGCATACCTTCCACCACTTCTTTATTATACTTATTGTCATAGTATGTGGTGTATGATTCTATGTTTTTTAATTTATTTCTTACATACGACTCAATCTGTTTATGGTCTAAATCTAGAGACCTTTTAAATATAGGGACATGGAATAGACCAATCTTTTCTTTCTTGCCAGAGAAAGTCATTAGAAATCTTCGCCATGTTTGTATTGGTTTCTAATATCTGATAACGGGTCAAATTCAACGTTATCTTTGGTTTTGATTATTGCCTCTTCTTCACCATTGACAACTCGTTCCATATACCCAATTAACAAGTTTGCCATAGTAACATCCATCTCTTGTGCTTTTTTCTTGAATTGACCATGAAGGTACTCAGGGACTCGAATATTAAACATACGAGTGTTACCCTTACGATATTCAGACACCTTATGCTCCTTGAGTTGCCCACCATTCAGGAGTGGGTCGTTTTGACCAAACAGCGAAACTTGCCTTATCTTCTTTGTAGAAGTTTCGATAAGACTCGACAACGTCGACTTCGCCATCATTATCTTTTACAATGCAGTGCGGGAACTGCTTCATGGCAACATATGGCATTTTAAACTTACCTGACTTCAGTCCTCTAGGAGGAGTTGCCAGTCTCTCTGCCAACTTCTGGTGGCACGTATGCACTTTGCCATATCTGTATGTATACTCTTCGCCGAGAGCAACCCAGAGTTCGTACAACCACATGTACTGCTCGACGTTCTCGCGACACCAGATAGCAGATGGATGACTTACGTGACACGCCTTATAGATCAGGTCTTCATCGTCACCTTCAAGTCGCCAACGTTTGACTCGCTGCCCGCGTCTTCCTCTGCCTATGTATTCTTCACCGTCAATGACACGGTGAGCAGTAGAAAGGAGTTGGGGATACTCTACGTTCATCTTGACCACGTGCTTGTCGACGTGTTCCATTGCTGACGCAATAGGAGATTTTTGTACAGGAAATATGTTCATAATATAAATTAACCTCTAGTGCTTAACCAAGGGTTGTTCCTTATAGGTTCAGTTGGATCTTCTTCCAAGGCAATGCCATGCCCATCGTCGATCACTTCCATATCTTCCATCTCCTCTTCGGGTGGAAGGTCTTCAATCTCTTCGTATTTGCTCATGACATTGGCAGCGTCATCTACTGCGCTCGGTTTATCTGGGAACGATTTTCGTAATGGTTCGTCAACTATTGGTTGTTCTTTAGGTATTATTTCGTCAACGTCCATAACCCTGCTCGGATCAACTTTGAGGTTGCCGTCATCGTAAAACATTTTAGAGAGTTTCTTTTTGTTTAAGTCTCGAGTTGAGACCAGAAGCAAGGCAATTGCAAGTGGATCAAATACAAAGATCAATAGGATAATAACAAACCTGACCGCCTCATCAAAGTAGTCTTGTGCTTCATCGCCGTAGATCAGTTCCGCGATATATTTTAGGGGTCCAACTTCCACCTCAATAGATAACTGTTCTTGCTTGAGCGGAGCGAGTGCATCTTGTATTTCTTCGATAGATTGGATCGCATTATCGATCTGCGAGTTAAGACTTTCCCTCTCTCCTCTTTGCGCCTCGCGGACCGCGATCGCACCATCCTTCCCCCTGATTCGATCATAATCGATAAGTGTCTGTACTGATTCGTCAAGTTGAGAAAGGACGCTCTCTGCATCTGTGATAACACGTTGCTGATTCGCAATTCGCCTTTCCAAGTTCTGGATTTGAAGCGCATTGTTTCCTCCTACTGATACTGAGTGTTCAAGGTGTGCTTTGGAAAGATACCCAAAGATTCCTAGCGAAGTGATGAACATAAGCACAACCACTGCGCTCGTTAGATAAACTTTCAACCAAAGTTGTAACCCTTTCCAGTTAGAATGCAACCAAGAGGCAGTTACAAGTTTACCGACTTCCAGCACTCCACCCATTATGGCAATAGGTACTGCTGCACCTGCAAAGATTGCCATGAGTCCGACAATAGAATACCATGCCGCAACCCCAGCAATCGACAGGGAAGTTAAGAGTGTTACCCAGAACATTAATCCTCGCTTGTAGTCTCCGCGATCATTCCGATCTTTTTAAGATCCTCGACTTCGCCAGACATTACAAAGGTTCTCCCATCGGGAATCATCACGTGGATAAAAGTCTTCAGGATGCGGTAATATTTAGGATGAGGAAAGGGTCGCAATTCAACATGGACAACTTCGCCATACAACTTATCCGAAGGAGAATTCGGGGGGTACCAAGAAACCTTACGTCCTGGAACATCAACTGGGGGCGGAATTACTTTCTTCTTTACTCTAGGCATCACTCGGGGTTCCTTCTATGATCGTGCCGTCTTTGTTCTGGACATAATTGCCAGTGTTATAAGAATCCATTGTCGAAACATACATCTCTGTATTTCCGATGTTACGGATTAGAAATTCTTGACCAATTTTATCAGCGTACCAATAAGAACTGTCGCTGCACTTTTCAATACGAACATACAACTCTTTCATTACATGTATGCCTCGAGGGAATTGTAGGAAACATTATCCCAAGGATCTGGGGTGAATGGTTTGATGAACTCGGTGGGGATTGGTTCTTTCAGTTTGGTAAAAGACCGCCACCTTTTGCTGAACTGCTTGGGTGCGCTGAACTTCTGCCAATGTTCATCACCAAACTTACGAATTGCGATCAAGCGACCGTCTTCCTGCAACAAGTAATCCATGTTGGTCACTCGGTGCTTCGCTTTTGCCCAATCGGTTTTTTCACGTAGCATTTGCATTATGCAGATTCCTTAAAAGTTTGTCCAATAGGTTTTTGTTTCCTATTGTTCCAAATATAATAAATTTTCGGGACATCGTTGTCATCAACCATCAACGCAGACTTAAAAGACTTTCCGTCAATATACAACGGACCTTCCTTGATCGCCACAATAGAATTAGGATATTCTATACTATCTGATGGTGCAAAGTCAACTATTTTTTCTTTGCTGAAAGCAGAATCAAAATACAAAAATTTCATTCAACACACCTCATGTGATAGGGGGCATTAACCAATATCGCAGAACACTCCTTTTTTGGCGAGCGTTCTGGGAATTGTATTTCAGAGCAAAATAGGGCATAGGCGATTATCCCATACCCCAAGAGTAAAAGGTCTTTGTAATACTCCTTCTTCTTCATTACAGGTACTCTGGACCAGTCCAGCGTACCCATGAGAAGTCACCCTGAAGGATGTTGCCACGCGGTTTGTTGCGCGCTGGTGCCGACCAACCTGCTGGCTTGAGAATATCTCCTGCCTTGAAGTTCGCCTTGCCATCCTTCTCTGGTTCGTCTTCCTTGACGATGAAACCCCAAACCATCGTTTGGTTGCCCAACTTCTTGGTCACCTTGATGTACTTTCGCCCTTCTTCAAAGTCGATGCCAGCGTGGAACAGGTCAACTTGACTTCTGTCCTCTGGATTAGGTCGCGCACGACGAGCATAGTCGTCAACGATCCAGTCTACGAGGTTATCCAGTGCTTCATTCATTTGATCGGTCATTAGAAGTTCTCCTTGTTACCAGTCTTCAGATCACGCATTTCAAGCACCACGTAATCCACGTCCACATTCTGAGTCGCGAGTCCCGCCCAAGTGCAGGCATCGTCCCATGACATGAAACCCATCTTGTCAGTTTGGGTGGTGCCTTCGAGAGTTCCGCTCAGGAAGTATCGGTCGAACTCCACTTGACAAGGGTACGCGCTCACAGGGGTATTCACTACAAAGTTAGACATATCACTCTCCTTAACCATTACAGATATTATCCCGCAAATGGGGTCCAAACACAAGTTTGAAAAAAGTGAATAAAATCAATAACTTAGGAAAACAGGGTAACTCTTCCCTCTTCTACTCTAGCATGAGCATGGAAGGATATTCTAGATTCGCCTGTCTCGCAGACGATATCGCTAGTTCTGTGGGGGGTCATCGCCTTCCAATGGACTAAAGAACCGACTGTGTAGACGTGTTCTTTTTCTTCCCCGTCTTCTTCATAATAAATTCCAGTCGGGTGCTTTGGCAGGTTTATCGGGCAGACCCAAGATTCTATCGTTGTGCCGCGAAGTTCTTCAACGGTGGGGAATATGTCTACATGTGGGGGGAGACACAGCAAACTCATAGGATATTCTCTACTATCACATTCACCACGAAAAACGCGAAACGCAGGAAACATTAGAGTTGAGGAATACTCAACGGGTCTTGAGTAATATTCCTCTAATCTCTCTTTGAATTTGAAATACAACCAATCAAAATTTTGAATCATTACAGATCTAGATCTTTTGTTGGACTTTTCGTATTTCTTCAGGTCGTTGTGACTCATGTAGAGCATTCTGGGTACATTGAGTGCTCTTGGGTCGCCAAGATATTTGGGGAATCCATGACTAGGGATTAACCCCAGAACACTCTCTTGTATTTCAGAAAGTTCTTCTTCGTCTAAGAAGTTTTCTTCGACGACGGTTAGGTTCATGCAACGATGCTCGAAAACACTTCTTCTTGCCAGTCGGAGATAAAATCCCAGAGCAACTCGTAATAAAGTTCTCCGTCATCAGTCCACCAACCTTCGTCCTCGTCCCAGAGTCCAGCAAGTTCTTCGTCTTTTTCTTTCAGAGTCTCAATAATTTCACCGTCATCGAGTTCTTCACCGTCAAGTTGCCCTTCGTTGTTGAAGACAGCAGCACCGATAAAGTTCGGCATCTCGTCTTCATAGGTGTACGCGATCAAGATTGAATCGTCAACTTCGGCAATCCTGCGCACTACCTCTTCAACAAATTCAAAACAGGCACTCCAAGCAGACTGGATTCGCATACCACCCTCATCCATATCACTACCATATGCCCACTTGGCACCAACCTTTTCGCACATCCAAGATCGATCGATCTCTTCAATGTCATCAACCCAAAGGTGTCCAAGATGATATTCGCCGTAGAGTGGTTCAAATTCCTGAATCCGACTTACGATTTCGTTCCAGACTTTCTGTCCTTCTTCTGAAATCTGCCTGATGCAGATGTATGAGTTTACGTGATTTGCCATTTCAATTCTCCTTTATACAGTAGAGGCAATGATACGATCGTTTAGAGAAAACTCTGTACCGAGCATATGCTTTGTCCGAGCACTGGGGTCATTTGACCACACCAACACTTCGGGATTATCATAGAGAAAGTCGCAGTCTTTACAATATTCAATATCGTCAAAACGCTCCTCCTCGTGTGCTTTTCGCAACCCCTGATACTTTTCGCCCCAGAAGATTTCTTCAAACGTCTGATCTTCAAAGTGGCCAAGAACAGACTTTGCTTCGTTTGGCGGACCAAGTGTTTGACAACAAGGAGTGACTGCCCCCAACTTACCATTACCGCCAGCACGAACTGTTAACTCTGGACCAAATGGTCTCCCGCAGGTTTTGCGATTAATAGGAATCCTAGCATTCTTTCCAATTTCATAATTGCCTGACCAGTTATGCATCTTCCAGATATATGCTTTGGTGTGCGTATGTCGAATGAAATTGTCTTTGTACTCGTTTATCTCAAAGTTTGTTTGAGAGTTATTTGTAATCAAATGATAGGAACTAACTTCACAGCTCGACCCAGTTCGACGAATATAATCCTGTAGATCAATGACGTTAAAACGAACAGAAAAGAAATTGTCAACGTCCATCCATTCAAGATAAGAGATTGGATCATAACCAATGACGCTAACTCGAATGAAATCTATTCCTGCGTCAACGACTCGCTTCATGTAGTCGCCATGAAGGAAATACCCATTGGTGTACATGTATGCTTTGCAACCACGTTTCTTGACTGCCTCGATATATTTGTCGAGATCTTTAGCGAGCGTTGGTTCGCCCGAACCCTCAAGATTAATTTGAGGAGTCCCGTACTTTGGAATGATCTGATCAAGAATATCCTCAAATTGAGACAGAGGCATCTTGCGCGTCCATTCCTTGCCTCTTCCTGGAATAGTCTGCGGACACATCTGGCAGGTGTAATTACACCCACCGATTACTTCCATGACTACACGTTCAAGTTTCATTTATTTTTGTTGGATCATTATCTGAATGATCGTCCTTGCCGTGATATATCAACCATCCTGTCACGATGTACTTGTATTCCTTCAGGTCTGGTGCTGATCTGTGTGGGTGCGTATAACATGCTGGCCAGATCACCATCTTTCCTGCTTCTGGTTTTACAGAGATATTTTGATTCGCAAAATTTGTTTTACCACCTCTCTCTACAGTGTTTAGATAGATCATCCAAACACCCCAGCGTCTGCTCGTATGCGAGTCTGCTCCTTGTTCATAGTGCCACTGACAAAACCCTCCTTCTGGAGGAGTTCTTTGTATTTTGCACTCTAGAAATTCTAGATCTCTCCATCTAGGAACACCGCATTTAGTATAATGCTTACGCATATCAATCAGCGCATCATGTAATCTATTATGAATATCCTGTTGATACTTTCTAAGAGAAGAAAACCGATGCATGACCAGACTTACATCATTCCTCTTTTGATTGTCTCTGATGCTTATACCCTCAACGTCTTTTTCAGGAGTCCCTCCGCCTTCGATCGCCTTTTCTATTTTGTTGTCAATAATTTTGATCAGGTTGGCACACCACTCTTCTGATACGGCATTTTCCCAGACGCAAATGTTATCCGTTAAGAGTTCCATACCATTCCATTCTTTTTGTGTGGTATAATTTTGTGTAGTTTATCTCTTTCTTCATCTTCTCTGGAGATTCTGCCATTGAGTTTAGAAATCCATAGAACTGCCCTGGAAGCACAAATGCTGCTGAACCTGGATTAGTGTGTCTGATGCAATGATAGTTGTTGCCTGTTATACAGACAAATAACTTGCCAAAGTTTCTAGGAATTACATGCCACATACCATCATATCCAACACAAAAAGAACAATCCTTTATCTCTGAGTATGCTTTTCTGTAGGAGTCCCTATAGGTGAGTTCGACTATCTCATAATCAGGAAACATCAATGGAAGATCATTGTGAATAAACAGTCCCCAATCAATATTAACGATTTTCATTTCTTGAGGAGATTCTCTGTTTTTCTCCCAACTCCACACAACAATTTTCTTCTTTGTTTCTCCAGACTCTTTAAATTCCCATTCTGCACTCCCAGAACTAATGCTAAAAGGAACCAAGCGATCTTTATGATGTTTGCCTATATGCAGAATGTCTTTTGCGCGATCACTCGGAACAATCCATCGAATCGGATTAATTTTTCTACGCAAACTGTGATTATGATGCGAATTATGATACTCAAAGAGATCTGATTCCCAGACATGAACTAGGTTCACTCTTTCAGAACCCCTTAAATCTTGAAGAATCGTATGAGCACGTTCCCCTAGTTTCTCCGTGTCTTTTGGATGATAGAAAAAATCCTGTGATTCTTTCCAGTGATATTCAAGTTCAACATCCACGTCATAGTGTTTTGCCCAAGCACAGGCACAGTTGAGCGAACTAAGCATATCTCCTGCACCTGGACCTGCCTTTGTCATGAGAATGTCTGTGGACATTAGTTCTTCTTGTATGCTTCAGGCATAAACTTTATCAGCGGAATCATTTCCTCACTGCGATATCCCTCTGCATGCAGAAGTTCTGGATCAATACCCTTCAGTGGATCATCGTCTGGTACCAGATTCACATAGTCATCTTTGATGATGGCGTCAACAGGTTCCCATTCTTCGGTATAATAGGTTGACGTTGCTTCCTCATCAAAAGACGGCACCACACCATCCTCCTCTTTGATGAACACGCCATTTGCCATACGACCTTTTCGATCTTTGATATCATTCCATGCACACTCGAGGCATTCTTCGATACTCAGTCCGTTTCGCTCGGCAATATTAACCAGCACGACAATAATGTCACCGATATCGTCACGAATATCATTACCTTTGCATACATTATCACTTAACTCTCCCACTTCCTGAATGAGTTTACATACCTGATCTTTGTCCGTGGCACCGTCAATCAGATTCCGATCGTGGTGCCACTTTGTTATACTCTGTAATAACCCATGTATAGTCTTCATCCCGCCGATTCCTCCGTCTGCCGTGGATCCCTTTGTTCGTCTCGATGAATGAGTTCCTGTAATACTCTCACCGAGTCACGAAGTTGTACCTCTTTGTAGGAAAGATTATCATCGCGATTCGTCTTCGCGATAGGTCCGAGTTCTAAACAGAGATGATACAGTGCTTCTCGTGGTGTCATGATAGTCTCTCCTCAGTCCATTCCTTCATGCGCAGTAGGCACTTTCGAATGGTGATGACTTCTTGCCAGAGATCGTCGTATGCGATCACTGATCTGAGTCCGAAGAAGTTATCGATAATATCCATGGAGTGATCGATGGTGGTCGACAGTTTGATCAGATCGTCTCGCGGAATTTCTTCGATCTCTTCCTCTGTAAACGATTCTTCTTCGCGAAACTGCGAAAGCATTCCTGACAGGTCAAGAAGATCTTCCGTTGAGAAGTTAGAGAGAAAGTCTTCGAGATGTGGATCGCGTTCTGCTTCCACTTCCTTTTCTTTCTTTCGACGAAAGGCAAACATATTCACGATTGAATTGCTCGCCTTTACATTTTTGTCACTGTCCATTCGTACCTCCATTATGACCATTACACTTCTTCAGCACACGAAGATAACATACCTGTTTGAGATTGATATACGTCTTGTGCGCATCAGGAGTCCCTTGTAGGAGTTCGTAAGCGACGACAAAGTCGAACGAAGAGGACCCATAGAAAAGATCCTTGGCACGATCGTACATGCTCTCGTATATGCGATAAACGCGGGACTCACCAGAAGGAAAATTGATCATTACATCTCGATAACCACTCTGTGTGGTTGGTTCAGAGATATCCATAACTACAGTACCCTATGACAAAGAGAAAAAGAAAAAATAACAAACCGTAACTAATTATACGAATCAGAAAGGGAAAGATGGTAAACAACACCCATATCACGAGTCCTGCTATTGCTGCATAGAACAGTACATAAAGTGTAATCAATACGAGTGTGATAAGCATCATTCATATTCCTTAATAAGATGAGTAGTGAGGTGTTCCTATCATATACACCGTTCGAGGGGATACAGGTGGTGTCAGTCCCTTCCTCACTACTCGCCCCCATTGAGCAAC